GTGTTCTCGATGCCCAGGCCAATGCCGGCGGCGACATACTGTCCATTCGCGTTCACCTGCATCTTCACCGACCACATGGTGCTGAGCTTGCCGCTGGTGTCCGCGTAGGCTTCCGACGTTTGCTGAATGGCCGCTGAGTTGGCGCCCACCTTCACGCTCAACTGATCGATCTTGGTCGCCGTCGACGATTCGCTGGTGGCCACCACCTGCGACATCTCAGTGATGTTCGCCTCGTTTTTGCCCAGCTTGGCGTCCAAGGTGACCAACTGCCGGGCGAAGGCCTCGTCCTCCGAGGACCTGACACTACGCTCAGCAGCAATCGATGCCGTGCTGTTCCAGCCGTCGATGGCGTCGTTAAGGTCGCCCTCCCCGTTGTCATCGCGATACGACGCCCGCAGCGCTTCGAAGGCCGTGGCCTGGGCGGTAACCACGCCGTCCAGCTCTACAATCTCGGCGGTGTTGGTCGCCACCTGCTGCGCCAGGCCGTTGGCCGTCTCGACCGACTGCCCGACATCAATCCAATAGGTGGTGTTGGGCGGTGGCGTGTTGATCGGAACCGGGATTTTCGCCTGGTAGATGCGGCCGTCCTCCACCACCATCTGGCCCACCTCATAGGGCTCATCCGGCTCGTAGGCCGACAGCCCATCGAGCGCATCGATCTGGGCCTGGAGGCCTGGGATCTTCTCGATTTCACCCCTCAGCTCTTCGCTGAGTTCGGTTTCGCCAATCTGCCCGGCGATCAGCTCGAGGATTGGCCCAGCCTCCGAACTGGCCTGTCCCAGGACACCGTTGCCGACGGGGTACCAAGGGCCAATGTTCCCGGTGCGATCCACCAGGCGCGCCCAGAAAAAGAACGACGCACCCGCCAGCAGGCTCTGCATGCTGTAGTCGCTCTGGGGATAAGCCAGGTCGGCCAGCTTGGTGGCGTTCTCCAGGGCGTTGGTTGGGCCGTACCAGATCTCTGTTCGCTGGGTGTCCTCGGCGCCAGCGGGGAAGCCCCACTTGAGGCCGATGCCGAACAGCAGCGACGTAGCCGTCAGGAACGATACCGCCGGCGGCAGGCCCTCCTTCCCCTTGAGCTCAGTCAGCACAGAGTTGCGCCAGATCGACGAGATGTCGAAAGCGCTCACAGCACGGACGCGCGCCACATAGGCACCGGCATAGATGCCGACCACATCCACGTTTGTCGACCCGGTGCGTTGCACCTTGATCCAATTCCCGCTGTCCTTGCGCCACTCCACGTCGTAGGCAACAGCACCTTCCACGGCGGGCCAGCTTATGGTCATAGTGGCCACGGCCAGCCCCTGAACAACCGAGGAGGTCGACGCGACTGTCACGCTCGCAGGCGCCGGAACCACGGTGATAGGGATCACGCTGATCGGGCGGTCTTCCAGGCGTGCGCCAGTGTCGATGAAAGCGAACTTGCTCGGTTCGTACTGCAGCGCACTGATTTCGAAGTCGCCTTCGGTGGTGCGCTTGGTCCGGAGCACCCGATACAGCGGGATCGCTAGGTCATCCGCATCGAGCGCCCACTGAAGCTGCGCCCGGGGCGCTTCGCTGTAGGCGACGGTCACCGTTACGGCTCGGCCGGCAACACTCTGCACGGTCCGGCCTTCCGCGCGCCCGCCTGGCAGGTTGATGATCAGGCGATCACCGGCCTGGGCCTGGGTGTCGCGGTCCAGGGTCACAACCCGGCCGGCGGCGGCAGAAATGCGCCCGCCGATCTCCCGGCCAGCCAGCAGCGAGTCAGCCACTGGGATGATGTGGCCCGGCAGCGGAATCACGCCCTCCATGCCAGTCTTGAAGGTGACAGTCCGGTCCAGGTTGTTGCTGAGTATCGCCCACTTGCCGCGGCGCTGAGCCTCGGACGCCCGGGTGCAACCGATGGCGCTAAGCTCGGTTGGCCGGTCGCCATAGCGGCGTTGGAGCGGTAGGTCGGAGAACGGAATGACGTCGGTGTCGTAGTTGTTCGCCGGGTTGTCGTAGCTGACCAATGCCCGGGTATACCGGGTCTTCGCCGAGGCGCTGCCGTAGGAGAATTTCCCGTCGATGACGTTCGCCCGGGTGAACACGTAGTCGAAGTCCTGGGCGCGCGGCATGTCGGCCTGCATGATCAACTGGCCCTGGGCCCAGTAGGTCATGCCGCGGTAGATGCCGGATATGTCCCGCAGCAGCGTCCAGGCGTCGGCCTTGCCCTGCAGGTTCATGTCGCACAGGAAGCGCGGCTCGGTCCCACCCAGGCCGTCCGGCACCAGTTGGTCGCAATACTGCGCGATCCGGTACAGCTCCCACTTGTCGACCATGAAGGCCTTGATGCGCTTGCCCAGGCCGAAACGGTCCTCGGTGCAGATGCCGTACGTGATCCAGGCCGGGTTATTGGTCCAGGCCAGCTTCATGGTGCCGTCCCAAGTGCCGGTGTAGGTCCTGGCGATGGGGTCGTAGTTGCTCGGGACCTGCCACTTGCGAGCCTTGCACTTCACGGTGACAGCCGGGATGTTGGTGAACTGCTCGGCGTCGAACTCGATGTACAGCAGCGCGGTATTCGGGTAGCGCAGCTTTGCGTCAATCACCTCGGTGAAGCCGGCAATCAACATGGTGTCGGCGATTCTGTTGCTGTTTTGGTTCGGCGTGAGGCGGCGAACGCGGACCTGCCAGCCAGTCGTGGCCTCAGGAAGATCGACACGGATAGACCGCTCGTAGCGTGTGGTGGTCTTGCCATCCACCGCGCTAGGGAAAACCTGTTGATACGCCCCGC